ATACTGGAGTTGATTGGTTAGGGCAGTTAGAAGAAATTATAGAACAAGAAAGAAACTCAGGTAACGAAGAGTTAGCCGATATTCTTCAAAGAGAATACGACAAATATAGTTCAGATGGGTCTCTTGCTGATTCTTCTCCTATTCCTGGGGGAGATGAAAGGATTAATGAAACCGATGAGCCGCCTTTAACCAATGAGCAGCTTATTAATATTATTATAGGTTTAGAAGCAGATGCAGCCGCTGCTGAAGCTGCTAGAGCAGTAGATGCACAGGATCAAGCAGATGCTTTAGCAGAGTCTGTAGCTGCCGGTGAAGCTCTTGGTGAAGCACAATACGGCGAAGGGCTGGGAGAAGGTAGAGGCCAAGGCGCTGGTGCAGGCATAGGTGCAGGGCTAGGCTTAGGTCTTCTTGCTGGCATTGGTAGAGGCACTGGAGGCATTGGAAGGTATACACCACCTGACTTTGAAGACTATCAGTTTAGAAAGACATATCAAGCACCTGAGCTACTACAGCTAGCACCGCAGTACGAAGGCTATCAAGCTCCTATAGTACAAGGGTTATTTAGAGGATTCATATGAGTACGCAATATCTAACAATAGTAAACGAGGTACTGCGTAGACTACGCGAAAGCGAAGTATCTGCTGTAGCTAACACAGCTTACTCTAAAATGGTGGGTGACTTTGTAAACGATGCTAAGCGTATTGTAGAGGACTCTCATGACTGGTCTGCGCTGCGCACAACTATAGTAGTGCCTACTGTAGCAGACACTACAGAATATAGCTTAACAAACGCCGGGGAACGTGTTAAAATATATAGTGCTATTAATGACACATCAAACTTTTTTATGCGCTATGAGTCACCTAACTGGTTCAACAACGCATATTATATCTCCGGTGAAGTTACAGGCACTCCAGACTCCTATACGTTTAGCGGTATAGACAGTAATGAAGATACTAAGGTACAAGTGTATCCTAAGCCTGACGCAGTATACTCTTTGCGCTTTGACCTTATTGCAAGAGAGAATGAACTATCTAGCGATACAGACACTACAGTGTTACCTAAGAACGCTATTATCCACAATGCTGTAGCTTTATTGGCTAGAGAGCGTGGAGAAACAGGCGGTACTACTGCACAGGACTACTTCTTACTTGCAGACAAGCATTTGTCGGACGCTATAGCTTTAGATGCTTATAAGAACCCTGAAGAATTTATCTACAGAGTACCCTAATGGCTGAGCAACGTCAAAACATATACATAGGCGCTCCCGGCTTCAAAGGTCTTAACACACAGGACTCTCCTGTAACACAAGACCCTGCCTTTGCGTCTATTGCTGAAAATGCTGTTATTGACAAGTACGGCAGGATTGCAGCACGTAAAGGGCTAAAGAAGCTAACAAGCAGTGCTACACCTTTAGGGTCCAGTATCGGCATAGAGACTATCTTTGAGTACGTTAAGAGAGACGGAACTAAGATAGTATTCTCTGCTGGTAACAACAAAATATTTACAGGTACAAGCACACTGTCTGAAGTAACCCTTCCCGGAGGTTACTCTATTTCAGCTAACAACTGGAAGATAGTCAGCTTTAACAACGACATCTATTTCTTTCAGCGTGGTCATGCAGCATTAGTAAGTGTTGCAGGTAGTACTACACTTGTAGCTGTAACTGATGGTGGTACTGCTGCGCCAGCAGGTAATGAAGTATTAGCAGCTTTTGGTAGGCTCTTTGTAGCAGATGTAACAGACAATAGTTATACTTTATCTTTTTCTGATCTACTAGACGGAGATGATTTTCACGGAGGTTCATCAGGCTCATTAGACTTAACTACTGTGTTCCCTGAAGGATTTGATGAGATAGTAGCACTTAGAGAGTTTAACAACTTTTTAGTTATCTTTTGTAAGAGAAGCATTTTACTGTACTCTGGTGCATCTTCTCCTGCGAGCATGACATTATCTGATGTTATTACAGGCATTGGTTGTATTGCTAGAGACAGCGTACAGGCCATAGGTACAGATTTGATTTTCCTATCTGACTCTGGACTGCGTAGCTTAGGTAGAGTTATACAAGAAAAGTCTAACCCTATAGGTAATGTGTCTAAGAATGTAAGAGACACAATGATGCTTGCTGTTAACAATGAAACAAAAAACATCAAGTCTGTTTACAGCCCGGAAGAATCTTTTTATCTTTTGTTCTTACCGACGTCCTTAGAAGTTTATGTGTTTGACATGAGAGGAACACTAGAGGATGGTAGCTACAGAGCAACTACATGGGCAGGTATAACTGTGCTGTCCGGCGCTAGGCTTGCAGACGGCACTTTATATTTAGGTAGTGCTAAAGGTATAAACGAATACGATGAGTTTCTGGATGACACAGATACTTACGTAATGAAATACTTTACTAATCCTATGTCTTTTGGTGATCCTTCCAGAATTAAAATGTTAAAGGAAATATCCTTTACAGTTATAGGCGGCTCAGGTAGTCAAGTGGTTGGCAACTGGGCTTATGATTATACAGAAGGCTATGATAAACAAGCGTTTACAGTAGCTACAAGTTCAATTGCTGAATACGGTGTCTCTGAGTACAATGTTAGCACATCTGAATATAGTGCAACTATTGTTATTGACGTAGCTAGAGTAAAAGCTACAGGCTCAGGTAAAGTCGCTACTATTGGTATTGAGGCAATAATTAACGGTGGGGCTTTGTCCATACAAGAGTTAAACACTGAAGCAATTTTAGGTAGATTAATTTAATGACTAATTATACAAAGACAACAAACTTTGCAGCTAAAGACGACTTGCCTTCCGGCAATGCTAACAAGATTGTTAAAGGCACAGAGATTGATACAGAGTTTACTAACATTGCAACCGCTGTAGCGACTAAAGCAGACACTGCTGGCCCTACGTTTACAGGCACCTCTGTGTTTGCCAGCTTAGACATCTCAGGTGACATAGACGTTGATGGGACCACTAACCTTGATGTTGTGGATATTGATGGTGCTTTGACTCAAGACGGCGGTGCAGTATTTAACGAAGCATCCGCAGATGTTGACTTCCGCGTTGAGTCTGACGGCAACACTCATATGCTGTTCGTTGATGGTGGTAAAAATGGTATAGGTATTGGAACAAGTACTATTTATGACCATCAACAAGCTTCTGCAATAGATTTAAATTACGATGGAACAATTTGGGCAGGTGGCACTTATTGGGCTGGTGGTTTAAAGACTGGTTGTACATTTTATACTCAAACTTCAGGCGATAGATATAAGCATTCTAGCCGACAGGCTGTTATGTACTACCAAAACTCACAAGGTGGCTCACATCATTTTAACAGTGCGGCTGGCGGCACAGCCGGAGATGTAATCAGTTGGCAAGAACTAGCAGAATTTGATAGAGACGAAGTTGTATTTAATAATGGTGGTGTAGACCAAAACTTCCGCGTTGAGTCTAACAACAACGCTAACCTATTTAATATTGATGGTGGTACAGATGAGGTAAGAATAGGAACAAATGCTGGTATACAGTCAATTGCACATTTAGGGGTAAGACAAAATGGTTCAGCAATAGAGTTTGGGCATGAAAATAATAGTGGTGGATACTATGGAACTTTAGGTGCTTTTGGTAGTAGCGGTAGACCCTATATTGGATTTAGTACATTTTGTGAAGCAAGTGCAAATACTTTTACGACTACTGGACAAAAGGGCAGTTTAATTTTTGGTGATGGTTCAGGTAATTTGAGTTTTGCACAGGTACCTACAGCTTCTGCTACTGGTCAAAGCCCAGTAACCTACATGACCCTAACAGACGCTGGAGCTTTAACATTAGGCTCATCTACTAATGCTTCTACCCTAGCAAGACTTGACCACGAAAACTCAGGCGGTAAAGCTGAATTACAATTAAATTCTCACGGTAGTGCTTCTTTCTCTATGCTTTCAAACTTTACAGGTAGCACTGTAACTGGAGTTGCTACAGGAAACTTTGGATTAGTCACACCGCACAATGCCGCTATTAGTATTGTTACAAGTGGAATTGAAAGAATAAAAGCAGAATCAGCGGGTAATGTTGTTATAAACGAAGGTGGTAACAATAGCGACTTCCGCGTTGAGTCTGACGCAGACACTCACGCTTTATTTGTGAATGCTGGTCAAAATTCAATTGGAATGTTTTC